GCAGGGTTGAAAGACGGGCCGGGCTCCATCCGCTTGACAGCCCTGCCACGCTAGGTGGCATGGGACGCGCAAAGCCAAAGCCGAAGGCGGTGATCCTGCCGCCTGACCTCGACGACGACGAGGAATTTGCCGGCGGCGACATCTGCCTGACGTGCGAGCACTTGCAAAACGACGCCTGCCAGTTGTGCGGATGCCCGGTCAGCCGGGTGGCGGGGTACGTCAGCAAATTGAGTTGGGCGGATCAGGAGTGCCCGGCGGGCAAGTGGGGCACGGCTCCATCCGCTTGACAGCCCTGCCACCCTAGTGGCATGGGACGCGCCAAGCAGCAGCCGAAGCCAGAGGCGGTGATCCTGCCGCCTGACCTCGACGACGACGAGGAATTTGCCGGCGGCGGCATCCCTGACGAAGACGGCTGGATCCACTTGCGCGAGAAGCGAAAGGAAAAGGCCAATGGTGAAGACGAGAAACCCAAGCGTCGCACTGGCAGACGCCGTAGCCGAGAGGGTGAAGCCAGCCAAGCCGGCGACGTGGATGGACCGGCTGAGCGCTGACGACCAGGCCGGCGTGCTTGAGATCCGCAGGCGGTTCCAAGCGGGCGGCTATGGCTCCGCATCATCGGCGTCCGTCGCAAGAGCACTGCGAGAGGAAGCGATTGCGGCTGGCTGGCACATCATCTCGGAGAAGGAGTTGTCAGAATGGCTGCGCAGAAAATAGCCGACAGGATCAAGGCGAAACTGCCGCCCCCCAAGCCAGCCGCAGATGCAGAGCAGGTGACGCAGTCGCAGAACGGCGACACGCTTGAAGCACGATCCACGAGCCGCCGCATCAAGACCGTCGAGGATCTGCTGCGTCACATCGAAGCGGACATGAGCCGCTTTGAGATCGCCGCGAGCGAAGCTACCAAATGGGAATGCGGAGACGGAGAAGGCGGCAGCATCGAACTGCACCGCGTGTTCGTGCGGCTCAAGCCGAAAGGCGGCCCGACCACTCGGGAAGTCGTGGCGGCGATGATCGACGCTGCGAAGAAGGACATTCGCCGCCCTTTGACCAAGGTTGTCAAGGCACCGAAGCGCGACGGACTGTGGCAGGTGCTGGTTGTCGCTGATCCGCACTTCGGCAAGTACGCATGGGGCAAGACGACCGGCGGCGATGACTACGACCTTGACCACGCCGCACGCCTGGTGGGCGACACTGGCTCGCAACTGCTCTCGGTGGGTAATGCCCACAATCCCACCAGACGCACCATTGCCTTCGTTGGAGATCTCTTCCATTACGACCGGCCCGACGGGAGTACCACAAGTGGTACGCCGCTGGAGCGTGACGGGCGGCTTCAGAAGATGATCGAGGTGGGCTGCAATACGCTGCTGTCGCTTGTCACGCAGTCAGCCGATGCGGTGCCGACCGATGTCGTCATCGTCAACGGCAACCACGACGAGGTACTGACGTGGACGTTCCAGCGGATCATGCAAGAGCGGTTCGGTGGTCACAAGCAGGTGACAATCAAGCCAGACTTCACCGGGCGGCAGTACCTCACGCACGGGCAGAATCTACTGGGCTTCGTCCACGGGCATCGAGCCAAGCGGAAGCTGCCGCAGATCATGGCGTTGGAAGCGTCACGCCAGTGGAGCGAGTGCCCGTATCGTGAATGGCACACAGGGCACTTTCACTCGCAGGCTGCGGAGTGGCAGCGACCGATTGAGACGCTCGACGGCGTGATCGTTCGCACGGCACCGGCTCTCTGCCCGCCCGACGATTGGCACAGCGTCAACGGATTTATCGGCTCCCGTCAGGCGATGGAGACGTTTTTCTATGACCACGCCGGCGGGCTTTCGTCCATGCACGTCGCAGGCGTGAGGGCTTGACGCATGGAATACGAATTGACTGACGACTATCTCGCCGAGGCACGCAAGCGAGCGTATCGCTATCAGGGGCAGTGGTGCGGCACATCTGGATCACTGGCGGCGGATGTCGCTCGGCTCCTAATCGAAAGGAAAAAGATGCAAGGATTTATTACGGATCTCGAATCGTCCAACGCCGCATTGCGTGAAGCTGTGGAGACTCGCCTGGCTGGCGCATGTTGCGACGGCGGCAAGTGCCACGCACCCGCAGACAACGCAGCAGAGCCGGAGTCGGTGCCGGAGGATTGGATTCTGCAGGGACAGCGAGAGATGGAGGCGGCACCGGACGACATCCGGTGGAGCGGCGACAGCATCTTGGCACAGCCAGCCGACGACATCCGGCCAGGCACTACAGCCAAGTTTGGCACGGGTGCCGTTCGCTCGTCTGACGTTGAGCAGTTTCGGTACGACCTTGTCTCTCCAATCGGCCTGCGAGAAGTCGCCCGTGCGTGCGCCGAGGGCGCTGAGAAGTACGGCGATTGGAACTGGGAGAAGGGCATGCCCGTGCATGACCTGCTTAACCACGTCATCGCACACATCTACAAGTTCCTCGGCGGCGACAGAAGCGAACCGCACCTCGGGCACGCTGCGTGGGGAATGCTGGCTGCAATCCACTCGCAGGAGCTTTGGCCGCACCTCAACGACGGAAAGCTGCGTGGTGACGGCTGCAAGGCACCGTCGGCAGAGCCGGTCTAGGATTCTGCCCAGCCGCCCTAGTCTGGCGGCATGGTCACTGACGCACCGCCTGCTACGCCGCTATCGCCCTCGTTTTGCACCGCGAGCAGACGGCACCATAAGCCCATAGTTTCGCCCCCCCGCCGCCCTACTCTGGCGGCATGGCGACATCCGTTACAGACACGCTGACAGGCTGGGTGCGGACCATATTCCAAATCTCCCGCGTCAACGGGCAGGACGTGGGCTCTATCTCGGCGTCGCAGAACTACGCCAAGAGCTACGAGATCGGCGACGGAGCCACGGCCGGGAAGGCGGATCTCGTCTTCTCCGACACGCGGACGATTCCCGCAAACACCTCCGAGGTGCTCGACCTGCTGGATTTGACGCAGCAGACGTTCGGCGTGGCGGTGCCTTTCGTGTTCAACCAGGTGCGCATGATCCGGGTGTTGAACAACGAGACGGTGGCGGGCCGTCGCGTGTTGATTGGCTCGGCTCCCGGCAATCCGACCGGCGTGTACGCCGCAAGCGTCGGCCCGGCCAGCGAGTGGCACGCCATCAACTACACGGATTCTTGGGTCGTGACGTCGGCGAACCGCAACCTCCAGATCACCAATCCGAATGCCGCAGCGATCAGCTACACGATTTTCATCCTTGGCACTTCCACCGCAGCGGGGGCGTGATGGCAACCACCTTTACGTTGACCTCCACACTGCGCGTCACACCCCGCTGGGTGGATGCCTTGGATGTAATCGACGTCGTCGACTCAGCGTCCACGTTGCTGCAGTTCGACTTGGCCAACGGCACCGGCGCCAACCAAGGCAACGCCTACTGGAAGGGCACGGTGTCGATCACGGCGAACCAGACGACGTCGCTCGACCTACGGGCGCTGTCGCTCTCAGTGTTCGGCGGCACGGGAACTCTGTCTCTGGCAAGCGTCAAGGCGCTCTTGATTGTCAACAAGTCGACCACGGCAACGCTGACGGTCGGCGGCTCCGACGCCAATCGATGGGCTGGCCGGTCGGCAGACTCCGAAACGATCGGCCCCTCCGGCGTTCTGTACGCCGTCAACGGCACCGGCTGGGCAACTACCGGCTCGAGCAAGGTGCTGACGTTCACGGCCGCCGCGGCCGCCTCGTGCGAAGTCTATCTAGCAGGAGTGAAGTCATGATTTCCGAAGCCCCCCTCACCGCTGCGGCTGCGTTCGACAATTTGTCGGAGAAGGTGCGTGCATACATCGCTACGGCAAAGCTGGCGTCGGCGGACGGTCTGACGTGGGCAGAGTTCGGCGAACTGCTGACCGCGCTTTTGCGTCTGGCTGTGGCAACGCTGGACGACATCGGAACCTTGAGCGGCGCCGAGAAAAAGGATTTGGCGCTGGTCGCAGCTGCGGCGCTGTTCGACACGGTCGCCGATCGTTGCGTGCCGCTTCTTGCCTGGCCCGTCTACGTCATCGCCCGGCCGGCCATCAGGGCACTCGTGCTCGCTCTGGCTGGCGGTGCCATTGAATCCCTTCTTCCGCTCGTGAGGGCTGCATGATCACTGCATTGCTCGTGGCGTTTGCCGTCTATCTGCTCGCCGGCCAGCAGATCACCGAGAAGGTGAAGGCGTTCATCTCCTCGGTGAAGATGCCCACCATCGACGGCAAGCATGTCGCCGCTGTGGCGTTGCTCGTGGCTGCGGCGATTGCGTTCATGCCGAGCCGCTCAAGTACGCCGACGCCTGCACCGTCGCCACCGGATGCATTCACGCTGCGTGGCAAGTTCGTTGGGCCGACGGCTGCCGCTGACGCTGCCACGCTCTCGGCTCTGTGTGACGAGTTGGCGTCGTGCATTGAATACGACGGCACGCACGACCAGCGACTTAAGACCGGCGTGGCGTTTGACGAGTTGCGGATTGCTGCCCGTGAGGCTCGTTGCAAGGGCGATTCAATCGGTGCCCGTCAGCCGCACGTCAGGGAAGCCGTGCACAAGTTCCTTGACGACGCCGTGGGTGCTTCCGGCGGTCCCGTGACGGCAGAGAGCCGGGCGGCGTGGGTATCTGCACTCCGTGACCTGTCGAGGGCTGCCGCCGATGTCACGAAGTAGCCGCTGGTCTATCGGTGCCGTCACTTTCGTCGTCGTGATGGCGATCCTCGGTGCGCTCGTTGAGCGTGCCACGCACAAGGTCGTCGCACGGATCGACGGGCAGTTCGGGTATACGCCAGACCCGGCGGGAACGAAGGCGTTTCTAGCGACTCTCGGTGACGAGAAGTTCTTCAGCCAGGCGGGTGCCGAGGCGATGAAGGAAGCCAAAGGCGTCGATACGTTTCTGTATCGACAGATGGATGCTGCACATCGAGCACGGTACGGCAAGCCGTTCGTCGTAGGCAGGCAACAAATCGGAGACTGCACCAGCTGGGGTGGAATGCATGCCGTGGCGGTCGCTGACGCTGTCTCCTGGTCGCTTGGCAAACTTCCAGAGCCACCGCTTCTCCCTGCTACGGAGCCGCTGTATGGCGGTGCTCGTGTCGAGGCGAGAGGCAAGCCGGGAGATGGTGCCCAGCCGTATGGCGGGTGGAGCGACGGCGCGACTGGCTACGGCGTCGCAAAGTTCCTGCGTGAGTTCGGCGTTGTCTATCGCCAGAAATATCCGACCGTAGACCTGACTGAGTATTCCGGCGAGCGGGCGAAGCAGTACGGGGCGTATGGCTGCGGCGGGCAAGGTGACAACGGCAGGCTCGACGCCGAGGCGAAGAAGCATCCGCTGCGGCATGTGGTTGCCGTTCGCTCGTGGGCTGAACTGGCGGCAGCGATAGAGTCAGGCTACCCGTGTACGCTCGCTTCTTCCCAAGGCTTTCAGTCCGTTCGCAACAAGGACGGCATCGCAGAAGCATCCGGCACATGGATGCACCAGCAAGTGGCAATAGGAATTCGCCACAAGAAGAACGGATCGCCGGATGACCTGTGCCTGATCCTGAACAGCTGGGGGCCAAATTGGATCGGAGGCCCGAAGGTTCCGGCAGACATGCCAGACGGCTCGTACTGGGCGCGTCGCTCTGTCGTTGAGACTCGGATGCTCGAGGACGCATGGGCAATCGGTGACACGGACGGCTTCAAGTATCGGGATCTTGACCACGGCGGCTGGCTCGCACCGGCACCGCCAGACGCCCGCGCTCGCAAGCCGTCGCCCGCTCGTCTGATCGCAGACACATTCCACATCGCCTTCTAGGAGCAACGCATGGGACTTCTCTTGTGGCTCGTATTCGGTGCCGTCGCTGGCGGCATCGCAAAGTGGCTTTACCCTGGCAAGTGCCCTGAAGGCTGGGTGCCGACCATCGGTCTCGGCGTTATCGGCTCTCTCGCTGGTGGCTTGCCGTTCGGTGACGCACCCGCCGGGCTGATCGGCAGCGTGATCGGTGCCGTCGTGGTGATGTTCGTTTACTCGCTGTGGAGCGACGACCGATGAGCAAGCGTGAAATTCAGACAGCCGTCGTCGTGGGCCTGGTCGCCGTCATGCTCACGTGGTGGGCCGCCACCAGCGACTACAGTCCGGTCAAGCCAGAGCCTAGCCGCCCCGTTCTGCGGCTCATCCAGCGGCTCGCACGGCTCGGACTGTGGGCGATGATGTTTGCCGAGCAGCCGCCAGCCGAGCAGCACTACGTCGTACACGCCAGAGTGGACGAAAACGGGCACAGGGTGCTCGACCACGGAAAGGGCTGGTGAGGCATGTGGCAAACCCTAATCGCCTGGCTCACGTGGCTGGCTGCGGACCCTGCCGCAATCGACCAAGAGGCTCCTAGAGCCTCGGCGGCGGTCTCGGTGGCATATGCCGCCACGGCACCAGAACGGGCGCCAGAGCCGAAGCCAGAGCCTAAGCCGGGTTGTTGCACCGACTGCGGCGGCAAGGGCTACATCGTCCACGGCGACGGCCACCGGACGGCATGCCCATGCCCTGCGTCGTGCAAGTGCAAAGCCTCCCCCGGCGCGTCGCTCACGCCTGGTCTACCTGCTCGGCCTGCGGGCGGGAGGTAGCGGTGAGTGACGCGCCGGCTGGGATGCTTCCACACCTCCGTAGCCGGCTCCGCGACGAGGTCGGCCCGCGAGCTGTCGCCGCTGGCCGTGCGTTTGACGAGTTCGTCGATTCCGTCTGTCGCTGTTGGAATGCGGAACATTGGACGAAGCTCGCACGCTCGCAGCCAGAGAGCGAGACGGCTGCGGTCAAGGACGCCAAGGTGCTGATAGCCAAGGTGCGTGAAGACGTCGAGGCTATGTGGGGCGACTCGCCAGAACTCCAGAAACTCTACGGCGATGTCGGCACAGATGCCGTCGAGTCATTCGCCCGGCTGTGGTTCGAGAGCATGGCAAACCGCACTTGGATGCGTCAGGCTTGCCGCGAAGCTCGTAAAACTTGACGCCCACACTATACCGGCAGGTATGGTCGCCAAACGGCCTCGATACCGGCGGGGCACACCAGCGCCGCTGCGCAAGAGCTTGACGCAACTCGCCATGGAGGTGGCGCGAGCGCGGGCCTGCATCGTCCTGTACTGCTCGCCACACACTGCCGGCGGAAGCAATCAATTCTCCGACGCCTGCGGAGTTGAGTACGTCGCTCGCGCCGCTCGTTACGACGAAACAATTCTTTACGACGCCTGCACGAGAGCCATCGACGCCATCACGGCGATTCGCCTAGACGTCGCTGCAAGGCTGGAAGCAATTCAACCGACGGACGCGCAGCCGGGGACGCCAGACAAGCTGCAGGTGTTCCAGTCACGGGTGTCGAGCGGCAAGGCAGTCTTTCACGACGGCGACCGGAAGCTCTAAGCGAGTCGCTCCAACAGCGAGCGGAGCGTGTCGGCGTGTATCCCGTCAGGGAACGCAGCGTACCACTCCACCGCCTCCCGCTCCTCGTCGGTGAGCCGCAGCCGCTTTATCTCTTCTTGCAGCCATGTGTTCGCCGCTGACAGCCTCGCCGCAGCCATGTGCGTGTTGGGAGAGCCAGCGGATGCGACAGCCCGGCGCTCTTCCGCCGTCAGCGCCGCTCCCTTGCGCAATCGCTTGAGTTCATCGTTTTCCACCAGCGTGTAGTCCGCCCAAGTGGAGCATTGGATGATCATGCCGATCTGGTCTGCGTCCGCGAGCCGCGTCACAGTCACGGTCGGCTCCTTGTGGACGTTGACATCAATGCGGATGCTTTGCGTCAGCGACGGGCCGTCCGCTCCGATTGTTTCGGCAAGCCTGCCGATGAGTTCAGCGTGAGAACCACGCGATGCAGCGGACGGCGTTGCATCGTCTTTAGGCATGGTTCGTCTCCTCATCGCTGCCGCTGATCCTTGTCGTTCT